CCGTCTTGAACTCGAGAGTGTTACTCACGGCCAAGGGCTCAACCACCTCCACCTCTTGAGCTATAAGACCAATGTCTCTTGTGCCAGCCTTGCCTGGTTTGGCAATTGGCAGCTTGTCGGCCCACGTGAACGAGACTGGGTTCAGAGCCCGAATCACATCAAGCGAGTTTTCAAGTGGCAGAACATTCGACTTGAATCGGCCGTCACATAGATCCGAGAAACCAACAATATCATTCTGAGCTACGAGTGACCCAAACACATTCACATTGCTGATGATGTTCATAACTGTAATGAGTGGCAAGATGCCACCAGCGGTGGGTGGTGGCGCAATATTACCGTATATAAACAAGTCACCTGCAACCAACAGACTCCCATCTACTAGAGTCGGCATCCTTTCATATACAGAGATTTTATGCCCTGTTGCGTGGATCAAACCCCCAAAACACCATATTATCATAACTCGTGAATGCGAGATTTGCTATCGGCTTGCTGAAAGATTTGAAGTTCCACTTTTGAGTAGTCTGGTTATAGAAGACGGTCACGTTCTGAGCTGTAAGCTTTGGGAAGGTGAGCCATGGGATACTCGATGGTGACGTGAAATCAGCTTGAGAAGGAGAAAAGAACATGATGTTACTGTATGATGCTGGCTGTTGGGGTGTGCTGAGTGTCAATTTGAGTAATGTATTAGAAGAAATGATTTCAGCTACAGTTGCAATTCCGGTGTATCCCATCCCGAGGACATTTGCCCCGACTTGAATCGTAGCCCCAGTTCCAAGAACTCCGCTAATCTGCACGTTGGATTCCGTCAGAAGATTTGTAGTGGCTTGGGCGGCATATCCCACATAGACTGAATCAGATACAGACACTGGTTGTTGGACTGAAGGGAATGTGAGAGTTGCAGATATCGCGGCTGCGTTTATGGTCACTACATTCGAAAGTGTACCTATGAGTGAGCTGTTACTCGTCCTTAGCATACTGTAATTTGGTGTTGCACCTGTGACCAACCCACCAGAATTGACAGTCACGAGAGTATTCGAGATGGTGTTGGTTGTTACTATGGCGGAAGATGTCTGGAAAGTGACAATGGTATTTGTAAAACTGAATGGTTGTTGGGGCTCAAAATTACCAATCATGGTGGTTGTGGTGACATTAGACGGCGTGACCGAGCCGCTCACGCCAATCATGGTAAAATTTTTATTAATGACTCCAAATGTATTAGAAAGATTGAGTGTAGCACTAGTAATAGGAGTTGTTGTATATGACATATTTGAATATGGTGAGATGTAAGAAAGAAAGTTATTCTTGACGAATGGTTGTCTTGGAGGGAAGGTCACAACGAGTGAGGTTGCATTAGCTGCAGTGATATAGTCCTGACTTGGGGTCAGGATATTACTGACATACTGTCCAACGGACGCGAGTACATCTCCAGATACGGGTGTATAGGAGTAGACCGCGGTGGTGATGTTCGCAGTTTTGACCCTGGCTGAGGTGAATGCATACACAGTAAAGTTATTTTGGAAAGAGACTGGCTGTTGGGGAGGAAAGCTTAAATTCAATATGTTAGATGTTGACTCAAATGAAATCACATTCTGAACTGGACCCCAGTATGGAAGAATGTGACCCCCCAAATTTGTAGTTCCCTGTATATTCGCGTAGAGAATCGAGCTTGGGTCTGGACCTATAAGGTTGGACACAAGCATTTCAAGTCGAGACACATTGAGAGTTGAGACTGTTGCAGTTTGTCCACCGTTATACGTCACACTCAGATTCGAAAAACTCTGGGGTTGCTGAGAGCTTATAGTGACTGTCACATCCGACGGGTAGTCAGACATATTGAGCACAGTTGCCGTCCCGAATCCTAAACCACCTGTGAAATTAAGCACATCATTGACCGCCGGTACCCCTGTAGGGCTGAAAAAGGCGATATTAGATGTAGTGATGTTAACTGTCGATAAATTAGAGGTTGTTGTTGAGAAGAATACATTTACTGGATTGGTGAATGAGAATGGTTGGCGACTTGATACATTGACAGAGATTGCAGACGGGAACACGGTTGCGACATTGGCCGTGAATGGGAGACCATAAACGTTTCCGTAAGTAAGACCACCATATGGACCATCCGTAAACTCGAGAAGAGTGGTGTTAATGTCAGCCAAGTTGGTTGTAGCCACGATATTCGATATGAACATGGTACCTGATTCACTGAGAGGCTGCTGTGTGATGATATTAGCAGATACAACAGATCCACTCACGCTCGCTACATTAGGGGTTGATGTCACGTTGAAAGTTGTATTGGCAAAAAAGATATTCATGCCTGGGAAGATGGAGTTGGCTATGAATGATGGAGTCGAGGTGACTGTAAACTGAGTCTGTGTAATGTCTTCTGTTGAAACGTTCGAATAATTTACAAAGGATAGAGTATTAGAAATAAAAGAGGTTGGTGGCTGAGACGTAAAGTTGAGTTTTCCATCTGTCGAATTGTATATATTTGCAGTTACGGTGCCGGACAGTCCAGTGTTGTACACGAGCATACCATCAGTCAGTGTCTCGACATTACCTGTATATGTGAAGGCGAGATCAGTCACTGGATTGGTTGAATACGTAGTGGTTATATTCGAGTAGTAAACAGTCTGATTGAATGACTTGGGTTGCTGGGATGTAAGTTTTACGTAAATCTCAAATAGGCCACCTCCATACGAGTTCACTATGTTCACTACATTAACCGCTCCAGTGTATCCAGTGTTAAACACATTCATCCCGTTAACTGGGGTGACATACAGAGATGTCACTGGAGAGAGAATAGCGTTAGTGATGTTTTCTGTTATGGCATTGGCAATACAGTTTGCAAAGTTGATATGCGTCACAGTGGTGACTGGTTCAACATATTGCTGGGTAATCAGATTGGATACAATATATTCCGTGTCAATAACGTTAGATGTCCTGACCAGACCAATGTAAGGGGTTCCGTATATGAACATTTCACTGTTCAAAGAACCTTGAAGGTTCGATAGAGCCATGGCGACATTGGAGATTTCGTTATAGGTTGCAAAGATATTGGAAGGTGTCTGTTGAGCATTGACGATGACGTTTGATCCATCTGTAAAGTTGAATTGGATACTTGGTGAGTATCGAAGAGTCTTGATCCATCCTGGCCCAGGTGTGTACACCGAAGGGAGATTCACCTTGAGAGACAATCCGCGCAAAAAATCACCCTTGTAAGGGATTCTGCAAATTGCGTTTCCACCGGACGCGAGTGGGGGATTGTTAAAAGGAACCTCAAATGTGTTGAGGAGAAAAGACGAATGAGACTTGTAAATCGTTGTAAAGTATGAAACATCAGGAGTACCGTTAATATATACATCCTGTACACCCTCAGCTGCTATTTTAAGCCACCCAGCTGATGACATTACTAATGGTTGCGCGTATTTTTTTAACAGTCAAAATCCCCTTTATAGTAGATGAACCTGCAGCTCAGGAGGTTCGACCCTACCAAGATTGCGGATGACAAGGTGTGTATTTTCATAGGAAAGCGTGGGAGTGGTAAATCGACTCTCGTGACTGACATCCTCTGGCACAAGAGACACATCCCAGTGGGTGTAGTGATGAGTGCAACCGAGGAGGGTAACCATCACTACAAGCAGTTTGTTCCTGATCTATTCATCCATGGGGATTATCAGAAGGAGACGGTTGAAAAGATTCTGGCTCGACAAAAGACGCTTGCCAACCTGAATAAGGTTCAGCCAGCCTTTCTTCTTCTGGATGACTGCATGTACGAAAAGAGTCGAATGAAGGACTTGTGCATCCGGCAGACATTTTACAACGGTCGACACTGGAAGCTCTTTTTCATGTTGACTATGCAGTACTGCATGGACCTGCCCCCGGACCTCAGAGGGCAGTGCGACTATGTATTTGTGTTTCGCGAACCAATTGTGCAGAATCGGAAGCGCCTATACGAAAACTTTTTCGGCATCTTCCCAAGCTTCGAGATGTTTGAGCAGGTGCTGAAGGTTTGCACAGAGAACTACGAATGCCTCGTGCTCGATAATACGAGCAAGTCAAATAAGATTGAGGATTGTGTGTTCTTTTATAGGTCTCCTATACGTAAAAACTTTCGGATAGGTAGTCCAGCAATGTGGAGGTTCCACCAGAGCAATTACAACCCCCGTCACGCTCAGCTCCCAGCAAGTATGGCTGAAGTCCAGAAGAAGAATACACCTAAAATAGTAGTTAAAAAGGTGGGCTGATGTTACATTAGATGCAGATCTTTGTAAAGACTCTGACTGGAAAGACTATCACACTCGAGGTGGATAGTTCTGACACGATTGCAAATATGAAGGCGAAGATCCAAGACAAGGAGGGGATCCCGCCAGATCAGCAGCGTTTGATTTTTGCTGGTAAGCAGCTTGAGGATGATCGCACCCTAGCTGATTACAATGTACAAAAAGAGTCTACTCTTCACCTCGTACTCCGACTTCGCGGCGGAGCCCAGTAAAAACTTTGACATGCAAAACTAATGGTTGAACTCGTACCAATCGAACCTTCCCGCCCTCAAGGGGAGACACAGAAACAGGAGCAGGTTATCCCCCCTCCCGTCCCTGAGCCACGTCTATCTGAAAAAAATAATGACCGTAATGTAGATATGGAGTTCTCTACAGCTATTCAGGATGTCATGGGTTCGGCCGATTTTGAGCCCGAGGAGATGACAATGCCAGTTGACGAGCGTCTTGTTCAGCGTGTTCGCAAGGAGAGCTACCGATCAGAGAAGGAGATTCCCGAGTCGGTAGCCACAGCATCCAAGAATCCATTTGGACTGACTGATGACCAGCTGCAGGCGGCACTTGCCGGCATTGCCGCAGTCATTGCATTTTCAAAGCCAGTTCAGGACAAGATTTCAGAAGTTCTGCCACAAGTTATTGGCCAGGGGATGATGAGCCAGGCATTCATGTTGGCTCTTACTGCAGTCATCTACATGCTTGCGAAGAAGTTCCTTGGCGGCAAGCAGTAGAAAACATATGAACTATAAAGTTTGACGCGATGGAGAGAATCAGTACATCTCCAGTCTTTCGGACAATAGTCTTGATTACATCATCAGGATCACGGAACGATACGGAGATATGAGGCATTATTTATTAAACGTCACTAGTCTCTAATCTCACCGTCACAAAAGGTCTTTGCGCCTATACCTTGGTAAATACCCATATCGATAGCAACCCTCTTCAACTCTCTCAGATTTTCCCAAAACTTGCTCGAGTGATCATACTCTGTCACCGTCATATGAGCAAGCTCGTGGAGAAGAACATGCATGACAGAGTTGAGGTCGCCCTTCAGGCATAGGAAAATCTCATGCCCCTTGTTAACATTGTATCCGACATCGCCTTTGGGTCCCTGCTTCTGCATACCCGTCAGAATCACATCCTGCTGAAGTTGTGGAAACTGTCCAGTTGTAGCGAGCTTCCTCCGCAACAGTACATATTTTTCACGCACCGCCGACAGTACTTCTGGTTCCCTG